GCTTTTTGTTTCTTAGCTAATTGTTGCTTCTCTTGATATTCTTTGTGTTGTTTGAGCTTGACGGCGGCAGACTCTAGCACCTGGAATTGTTTTTCTTCGGCTAAGAGTTTGGCTTTTCGAGCAGCTGCATATTCTGACATAATAACATCTCCCGTTACAGCTAGTTCACGACCAGTGTGCAGGTTGAAGTAATAACTATCAGGGTGGAGAACCACGACATCTTCAGGGTCAACCAGATTGTTGAATTGCTCAATAAGGTTTAGAATGATTTTGCGGTGTTCAATGTTGTAGTAAACTGTCAAAAGAATAGAACTGAGCTTATCACGAGTGATACAAGAAGGCTCAGCTTTCTCAGCGAACATAAGGCGATACAACATTTTGTTGAAGTTAGTGGAGGAATAGACGAAAGGACCCGTGAGCCCCTTAGATCTTACAAACATTCTAGAACAAAATTTTTGAGTGTAAAGAGGACCGAGAAGGGCCTCACAAGTGGTGACGATGCCCAAGGAGTTGTTAAATTCCAACACTCTGTCAACGGAGTTAGGGAAAATAATTTCTTCCATAAGGTCATCTCCCATGCAAAACAAATCACCAAGAAAATTGCCACAAACTCTATGGCGATTAGCGAGAGAGATAAGTGTGATGTTGGTGGAGTTGAAGTCAAGGGTGGAAAGATGCCCGCTCTTCACGATTCCAGCTTCCAACTGCTCATACATGGCGCCATCGTTCATGATGAAGATTACGCGAGAGAGTAGTTTGAAATGCATAGAAACACACTTAAACCAACGATGGTAGGAAGGATCTAAGTGGGGAGAAGCAAGGACTTCATCTTTAGTGTGGTAACTAGAAGGACGACCCATTTCAGTGTAATGTGAAGTCATGTAGTAGTAAGCATCTCCGGGTTGTCTAGAGTCTTGTTGTGATTTATCTGTTGAGATAAAATCACCATGAGTACTGTTAACTAACCGTTCAGCGTCTCCATAAAATGGACCTGCTCCTAC